AAGGAAATAAAGTTGTTGGCGCACCAGCATCTCCAGAAGCAGATCTTTTTTTAATTCTTATAGTGTTAGCCATTTCAGAAATTTCCTCCGTTTACTATTGAAGTTTTTGTGACTGTTGAATCTAGTTTAACCTTATTTGATGCTAAGTCATAATACATTATTGAATTATCAACTTTATCTGTACTATCTAGGTCTATCCCAGATAAGGCTGGCCCTTGAGGGCCAGCACTAGAAACTTCAATTACATTATTTATTTCATCAATTATTTCAACAGTATTTTTTGTTGTAGTTACATTAATTTGACTCATATTGTTGTGTAACCCTCACTAACGAATATAATACCTTCTAACAAATAAAACTCATCATTGTTAGGTTGTTTATATTTTATATCATATTCTAATTCTGTAAGTCTAAAAGTTTCTGTTTGACTTGGTGTTAATTTAAAAAGTACTTTACCTTGCTCTCTACTTGTGTGTTCAACACTAAAATCAGCAAACTTAACTGTTCTATCTTTGTTCCATACTTGAGCAGCAAATTCATAACCAGAATGATTTACAGCATCTCCATTGCTGTCTTTATGTGTAATATTTAAAGGTACTGTTGATCTTCTTTGTATTGAAAAATTATAAGTACCTGGCCGATTAGTCATCTCAATACAATATTATGTTTTAAGTATATCAGTAAAGACTTATTTTGAAAGTTAAGTAGTTTCAATTTCTGTGTTGTTACTAGAGATGTTTTCTATAGCTTCTTCCCAAAATACCCAAGCTTTTTTTTGTTCTTCATTATTTGGTATTTTATTATTTTCTACAGTAACTACTAATCTATCATTTGGGCAATCTTTAGTTTTTAATACATCTAAACTATCACTTTCATTAGATGGTGTAACTATAGTTAATTCGTCATCATCATTAAAATATACAAATCTAAAATCGGAATTTGCCATGTTATTAATGTAATTTTGTAACAGAAAAGTAACCAAATTTAACTGTAGCTAGGGCATTGTCTACTCCCTCAAAACATAATTCTA